CAAAACGTGGAGCATATTGGCAATAGGGACGAGTGGTATGCAGTGTGGGTGCAAGTGCAAGAAACATTTAAAGAGTATCAGTATCCTAAATTTAAATAACAATAGTAGTGTAGTAGAAGTTCTTTAAATCTATCATACGTTCCTCGGAGCTATGGTAGATTTTTAGTTTTGTCTTATCCTCGTTAGTCCATATCCTCTCGCAATCGTGACATAGGATGAATCTATTTAAGGGATGATGGTATAAGGCACTATTTGCCGAGCCTGCTATGATATGGCTCACATTCCTTCCACTAGGTTCTATTATCTCGACACCGCAGTTCTCACATGGGCACTGTCCTTTGTTCTCCTCTAGGTGACGAGCAATCTCTTGAGCATAGTAACTTTTATTTGCTATTATTCTCCCCTTCTGCTTGTCGCTTACCTTCTTTATCCTTTTTACGTTGTCCTTCTTCTCATGTCCTTTAATGAAGCCTCTAGCCCATATGTATCCTAGTTCACCGCATCCACACTTGCAGAGTTTTTTCTTTGGTGTAATAAGGCTCATTTTCAGAACAACTTTTCAATGTTAACAAAGTAAAGAGAGTTAGACCCAGTCTTTCTGAATATAAAGTTAGCCTCTAGTAACTCAATTATTCCCTTATACACAGCTACCTTGGAACTGTAATTGCAGAACTCAGCGCAGTCATCTATACTGATATGCACCTCGTCATTATTATGCTCCTTAATCGAAGCTATGTAGCACCAAACTTTAAAGGATGATGTGCTAAAGTCCTTGATAACTGCAAATGCTCTTTTGTTTACTCTGATACTATCCTTGGCACTGCTCTTACTATCACTATTCATAGGGTTCTCCCTATAAGATTCAAAATTACTTATTTTCATATTATATAAACTATAGTTGCAAATATATTTAAATAAATCCACAAAACAAGAATAATATATTTTGTATTGCGATATGAAATATTATCTTTGCAAAGACAATATTATTAATAATAATATACACATGAAAGAAAATAAAAAAATAATAACAACAATTTCCCTTGATGACATACTAGAGATGTTCAACGAGGAAGACATTATTAAGGCTGATGGCTTTGATGATTGTATCGTAGGTGTAGAGAGCAGTTCTCACACATTATTAGTTTACTCCACACAACTTATACTAGAGAAGCTAGTTAAGGACAGTGAGATGACTTGGGAAGAAGCAATAGAGTACTTCGACTATAACATCCAAGGCAGCAAAGGAGAAGGGTATCCTATATACATTCTAGATTACTTATGGTTTAATCTATAAGTAGTGAGGAAGTTAGATATAAAACCGCTCAGTGTCAATAAGTGTTGGCAAGGCAAAAGGTTCAAGACAAAAGAGTACCTCTTATACGAGAAGAAGTGCATACTATTATTACCAAAAATAAAGATGGGTGTGCCTCCGTACTTACTGAATATAGTCTTTGGATTCTCATCGCCTCTAGCAGATATAGACAATGGACTAAAGCCATTCATTGACATCCTTCAGAAAAGGTACGAGTTTAACGATAAGGATATCGTAGAGCTAAACGTAAAGAAGGAGAAAGCTGTCAAGGGTGGAGAATTTATACTCTTTGAAATATTAACAATTAAAAAATAAAAAATAAAAATAAAACAGATGGGATTATCAACAACAGAAGAGCCTAATGGCTCAATCAAGAACTACCTTAACATTACAGGTGGTAAAATCACTCAGAAGGTTAAGGCAGGCACAGAAGGTGCAGTAGTAAGAACCAATAAGATGGGTGTCGAAGTATCAGAGCTACACTTTGACACATTATCGGGTCAAATCGTTAACATACACATAGAGCCTTCTCCTTACGCACCAAAGGTATGGGTAGTGACAATTCGTGATGGTATTGACTTCTATTACTTACACTTATCGTACTCGGGTGGAACAACTATGGGCTTATTAAACAAGTTACCAAACATTGATTTCTCTAAGGACGTTATCTTGAAGGTATTTAGAATCTTTAACGAGGTTAGTAAGAAAGACAAGGACTACTTAGTAGTGTACCAAGGTGGAATGACTAAAGGGCACAAGGTTGAGACTGCCTTCCCTAAGGAAAACCCTAACGGCTTACCTCCTATGGAGCAGATTAAAGTTAAAGGTTCTTTGCAGTGGGATGACACAAAACAAATGGAGTGGTTAGAGAATTTAGTTATGACTAGCATCGTTCCTAAATTAGGTGGAGCACCTGCCCCTGAGTATGCGTCAAAAGTAGAAAAGACAAAGGCAGAATCACCGAAAGTGGCTGATGATGAGGAGAACGATTCTCTTCCCTTCTAGAATGAGTAAAGATTTATTTGGACAAGCAAGGGAGTTAGAGATAGCTTCCTTGCCCAAAGAAGAAGTAGCTTTAATAAAAAAAACAATAGAGGAGCAGTATCAAGAAGATAAAGAAAATAATAGGATGTATATAGAATAATGTTTTGCAGAATATTATTCAAATAGTCAGGTGGCGGAACAAGGGCAACACTGATAAAGTTGATTCCTGATGGTAGACGCTTAAATGGAGTATCATGTTATAGAACTAGTACGAAAACTATATCCTCTATATTCAACATACAGGTTCGAATCCTGTCCTGACTACGAAGAAACGGTAATCTTCCTACATGGCATCCAGTCCATTAATCTGGAGAACTTACCTGACTGATGGAAAGACATCAATATTGTCTGATGGTGTAATTGGCAACACAACTGATTTTGGTTCAGTAGAGTCTAGGTTCGATTCCTAGTCGGACAACAAAATAATTTAAAAACACATATATATATGCTAAGCAACGAAAGACTAGGAAGATTTACCGCATCAGGTATTCACAATTTATTCATAGGTGGTAAGGGTGCTACCAAAGATAAGTACATATTTAATAAGGCAGAGGAGAGCGTTAAGGGCTACTCCAAGTCTTTCAGTAGCAGACACACCGACCATGGTATTCTGAACGAGTCAGAGGCTTTAGAGAACTTCGTATCAACAACAGGAATCAATGCCATCTACCTAGAGGAGCGTTACTATCCTATCAACGAGAATAGTGGGGCTACACCCGACTTTGCAGTTATGGATGGCGATATTATCATAGCTAGTGGAGACATCAAGTGCCCTACAGAGAAGTTCTTTGAGCAGAAGATGATGATGTTTGATGATAAGAATTCTGAGTACCAAGACGTGCCTAAGGAATACTTCTACCAAGCACAGTGTCAGATGATGGCTCTGTCTAGGTCTAATGAGATACTAGGACATCCTCCTGTAGAAGAGCATTACCTAGTTCGTTACTTGACAAGCACTCAGTATGATGACGATGGGAATAAGATTGAAATAAATTTACCTCTAGAAGCTAGAATATTCTACAAGCTAATTAAGAGGGATGCTGCTGTTCAGAAGAAGATGATGGAAGAGATAGAGAAGGCTGTAGAGCAAAGAGATTTATTAATATCAATCTTTGTCAGACCTATACTGTAATGGATGTTACACAACTAATACAAGTACTAAAGGATGAACATCCTGATATGAAGGTTCTTATAGATGCCACAAGAGTAGGCGCAACAATGAAGGAGCTAAGACCAATATATGATATAGTGCTAATGAACCTTGAGACAGGAGAAAAGTTCTTAGTGCTATCACATTCAATAGATGAAGTAGAAATGGAAGAGGAGTAAAAATATATGGGAATTAAAATAGAGAAGAGAGAGGACGTAGTTTTAGTTGTAAGAAGAAGAAAAGACAAGAAGTATATTCGTAAGTCAGAGTATGCCCATGTTTCTTTGTTTGAGTACAAGAAAGAGGTTTATTATAAGGCTCAGATAAGCAAGTACAAATGGACTGTATTCTTCCTTACAGAGAAGGAGGCTGCCAAGGCTGTTGATATTAAGTTAATAGAAAAAGGGCAAGAGCCAGTAAATATATTAAAACCAAAAAAACAACAATAATAATGGCAAAACTTAAACCATGTAACGCAGAAGACCACGATACAAGAAGATTGTGCAAGGATAGACACGAATGTGCGAGGTTCATGAAGAATCATCAAGAGAACACCTCTATTTCTTTTTACCACTTACAAGAGCATTGTAGCTCCTTTAAAAGGTATGATGACAGTAATGTTAGGACAGAAGCTAAAGAGCTCCCATTCGCAGACAAATTAGCAAAGCTACAGGCTATGTGGAAGTTCTTGGTGGATAGGACTAATGCTACTAATAGGACTAGCTAAGCATACTAACTAATTTTCTAAATAGTAAAATAATAATAAAAATAATACCAAGAAAAGCAAGCCAGTCGATAGCATAGGATTTAATCTTCTGCCACATGGTTTGTTTTTCTTGTAATACAATTCTCGGTGGCACTTGCACTTTTAATGTGTCGTGTATAAT